CGCGCCGTAAAGGTCCGCGCTGCGAAGGTTCGCGCTGCGAAGGTCCGCGCTGCGAAGGTTCGCGCTGCGAAGGTCCGCGCCGTAAAGGTCCGCTTTCGCGTTTATCGCGGCGGCCAAAGTAATTGCGACGCTGTTGTCTTCGCATTCATGTGAGAACAAGATTTGCAAAGAAAAGCGGCTTTTGATTTCAATCTTCATGGTGTACCTCTCCAGGTGGTTAAAAATATGTCACGGGTGAATTGTAGCTAAATAATTTATCTAGTGTCAACAAGTTTTTCAGCCGCTTGGATTACGGCCGTCGCTTTCTTGATGCTCTTGACACGCCGGGCGCCCCGGTAGAAGTTCCAGCGGAAGCAGTCGCCCGACCACTCATAGCGCACCAGCAAGCCCGCGGGGCCGCAAATCAGTGTCGCCATGTTGGTGAAGTGGCCGGGGCTCATAGATGCACGGGCGCCAGGGGGAACGGCACGCGGTTATGGTTGTTGGCCTGTTCGTAGGCTTTGGCGGCTTCCGCGGCCCCTTGGATGGTTCGGGCGGGGCTGTCAGTCTTGACGAATAAGCGGGGCTTTCCGCCGTCCGGCAATACCAGATTGTTGACGCGGCCTTCCACAAGGGCGGGATGGTAGGCATACCCCAGGTCGTTGAGCATTTCCTTACGCTTGGAATGCGTGACGCGGCGGGCAACCCCCAGGCGTTCCAGCAGGCGGTCGAGTTGAATTGACGATATCCAGCCCCCGCAAAAGCCGGGGAGCCCTTGGGCGATGGCTTCGTGTACCTCTTGTTCGACGCCGCCCGTGCTGGCGCTGATAGCGGCCGCGGTGCTGGTGGTGACTGGTGCCCGCTGGCAATGCGTGGCCGGGTTGTATTCGTCAGGGATTGGGAACGTGTGGAGCAAGTCCGAAACGATGGCGTAACCGTCGGCCCGGAGCCAGTCATAAAGGCGCGGGAAGTAATCCCCATCCATGCCGTCGCGCTTCAAGTCTTCGGCCTGTTGCTGGGCGCTGAATAGCAGACAGAACCGGCGGTCGTTTTTGGTCTTCCTTACGGCGTCTTGGTGGTTGCTGTTGAACATGAAATTGCCGCACACGTCCGCGCTGATTTGATCGACGCCCTTGCCTTCAATCTCAAGGCCGTCGCCGCCGGTAATCATGGGCTTCAACTCTTCGATAATTTCGCGCTTTTGGTCAGGAACGTAAATATCTTCCACACCGTAAAAGAGTTTTCCAATCATCCATGAATTGAATTGGGCGGCCAGCTTTGACGCCTTGGGCCAATGGACATACCGGCGCCCCACAGCTTCGGCAACGCACCGGGTGAACAGGGTTTTGCCGTTACCTTCCACGCCCTGCAGCAGCGGCGCCCATTGGAACTTAACGCCCTTGTGTTGCACGCATGCGGCCATGTAGCACAGCAAGATAAAGCGGTCGCGTTCGTCAGGTAGCACCTTTGCCAAATGATTGAGGAACGGGGAGCCGTCGCCAGCCTTGCGCGGCACATCGACCGGCCAGTAGGTGTTGACGAAGGTTTGGCCCCCGCGCTGCACCAGGGAGCCGGGCGGCATATCAGGCCGGAAGCACGGGGCATTTGCACGCGGGCAGCGGTAAGCCTGGCTTTGCGTGAAGGCTTCCCATGCGTCCTTTGTCGTCTTTTCGTTCGCGGCGTCCATGGTGAAGGTGTAGCCGCCAAAATGAACTTTGAATTGCTCCGGCTTGAGCATGACGCCGCCGGGCACTAGGACGCGGTGAAGGTCTTGGACATAGACGCAACCGGCAAAGAGCGTCAATTGCATGTCGTTATTCACGAAGCTGGCGCCCGTCACCATGGTCGGCCGGGGCGGTTCGGTGCTGGCGCTTGGTGCGGGGCTTTCAGGCGCACCGGCCACAGGTTCCAGGGCCTTGTCGGTCAGCACTTCAAATTGACGGCCCACGGCGCCCAGGATGGTGCGGGGCAAATAGTCTTCCCGTTCCCACTTGTCACGGGCCAGCGCGGACCGGCGCATAAGGCTATCAATGCGGGCGCAATCCTTGCCCGTCCAAAATGCCAAATGTTGAGCCAGGGCGGCGTCGGCGCTACTGGAATCGTAGCCGCGGGCGGGGTCAGGATAGGCGCGGGCCAGGGCTTCCATGTTGCCCGTCCACAGGTCCGCAAAGCTGGCACGGCCCCCAAAAGCGGAAGCCGTGGATTGTGACCGCAACGCCCTGCGGATAAGTTCGTCGTCGTCGGTAGGTCCGCGCCATTCGGCGGCCGGGCCTTCGGTCCATCCTTGTTCCATGGCTTGCGCGGCGTCCGGCGGGAAGTATTGCGCGACCAGGCTGGGGAGTAGGTGCGTAAAGTCCGCGGCGGCGTTTCCGCTGGCGCTGGTGCCCGTCAGTGCAACGAAGCGTAATTTAGTGTAGAACTCCAAGCCCAGCGGGATATTTTTTGTCCCATGAACCGGCGCCCGACCGCTTCCGAAAATATGCAGGCCCCGACCGCTTTGTGAAATTTCAACGGCCGCACCTTGGAACATTCCACAAAGAGCAACGGCAACCGGCGACCAAGTGTTGTCGGCTTGAAGGCAGTTGTCGATATCAACAAACCATAGGTCGTCGGCTTCGGTGAATACGAACGCCAGCCCGTAGCCTGGCCCGAAGTTCGTAGCCGCCGCGAGTGCCGTCCACGCGTCAGTCCAGTATGCCGGGTCATGCGCAGATACGACGCGACCGTCTCTAAAATCGCACGGGAATTTATCCGTTTTGCCGGGGCGCAATTGGCTTGGGACCAGCTTGTAAACAATGAACTGTCGATATTTAACCATTGCGGCCAATGGGCCGCTTAATGCCGCTTGCATCATTTTGCGAGCCCTTTGTTCCAAGGAGTGCGACCCTTCTTTGCCGCAGAAACCTTGGCTTTGTGGGCGTCAGACATTGGGCCACGTTTCAGGCCCAGGGCGTGTTTATTACCTTTGGATTTTTCGGAAAGTTTGGCGCGGACTTCTGGCGTAATTTCGTACATTCGCAAAGGGGCGCAAAGTTTCGCTTTCCATTCATCGGAAAACGGCGGTCGCTTTTTGCCGCGCAACGCTTCGGCAATTCGGGCCTTATGTTCGTCGGTAAATTTTTTGCCCAAGTGGCTTTTTGAAAGTTGCTTTTTGGTCGACTCGCTGTGCGCGAATCCCGACGGACCTTCGCCACCTTCGGTTTTGTTCGTTAATTCATAGCCAGCTTCACGCAACAATTGGATTTGCCGGATTTCTTCAATGAATGCGACCGCTTCGGATTCACAGGGGGAAATGAAAACTTTGACGTTATCGACGCCATATTTCAGAATGACATTTTTGTAATGCCGATTGCGATTTTTTGCGAATTGGTAAGCGCGACGACCGCTTCCTTTTCCAACATAAAAAGGCGTTCCGTCGGGCCTGCAATGCAAGTATGTGTAAAAGTCACTCATGGCGGTCAACCTGCCAGGGTTTCGAGTGCGCGGGCCTTCAACTCCGAATCGGCTTTCTTTGCATAGCTGTCACCGGCCGCCAAACCTTGGGCGACGACGGACAGGTTCGCGGCCTTGATTGCGTGGCGCATGATGGTGCGCCGAAACGTAATCATGGTGCCGAAATATTTTGAAATAAGCCCTTCGGCGCATTGGGCTTCACGGGCGACGGCTTCGCGTGTCAGCTTTGCCCAGCCCCCAGGCTGTCCGGCGACCTTAACGGCGGCATCAATGATTTGTTCTTTTCGGTTGTCAGGGTGTAGGCGCATGGTAAGGGTATCCGGTGAATAGTTGGTGCATTATGCTGGATGGTGACGGGGCCGTCAACGCTTGCGGTGCCACCAGTTGAAACCGCGACGCAACAAGTACGACCGGACAACGGAAAGCACGGTAAAAATAAAGGTGATTTGCAAATTTTGCCCGAAGGTGAAGGTCGCACCATAGCAGGGGTAGACGATCAATTGCGCCCCAAGAGTGACCAGCAAACCGACGACCGTGTTGGTCACGGCTTCAAGCAAGGAATGACGGCGGCTTTGGGTCATAGCGTGCCCTCTCCGGTACAGAATGCCGCGTCGCCGCCGGAAGCCGTGACCAATTGCGCCCAAGCCAATTGCGCCAGTTCGTGCGCGTCCCCGGTATATTGCCAGCCGACCTTTTTGCATTCGCGGGACACGAAGACGGCCACACATTGCCCGACGTGGTGTTGCTCAATTTGCAGCGGCCGCCAGCCGATAAGGTCCGCCGATTTCATAACCTCGTTGACCTGTTTGGATTCGTTCGCCAGGCCATACCGCACCGGCACGCCGCGGGAATCAATCAGGGCGCCGACGTTGTTGCGGAACAGGCGCACCCCCTTGCGTGCCGCTTCCAGGCGCACGGCGGATTGCACGGCCGCTTCACTGGTGCCCTTGACGGTCGGCGGTAGATCGTGGCCGCCGTGCATGCCAAAGAGGGCTTGCAGTTCGTGAAGGGCTTGAATGCTTACACCGTGCCGGGCGGCCCATTGGTAGACGTGGGGTGTCATATCAAGCCCCCGCCCCATTGGTCCGCAATCGCCGCCGCAATCCCGGCATAAGTCTTGCTTCTCTCTCTCTCTGCCTGTGTTCGTTGGGTCCAAGTACATTTTGGCCGCTGTCCGTTTGATTTGCCCAGCGTTCGACCATTTTGCCGGAACCGACCGGCCATTCAACCACACGGCCCGGCACGCGCAACGTCGGGCGAAGCGGGACCAGCCCCTTGAGCCATAGGCAAGTCGCCTTGCTGGCATCGTCCCCGAAGTCATAGGGCTGGATTATTTGGTCGGGCTTTCGGATGCGTGAAGAAATACAGCCGACCGGGTTTTCCAAAGCAATTTTGGGAATGGGCGCCGCCAGTAGGATGCGGACAAAATCAAGCGCCGCTTCCGTTTGGGCGGCACGCTCCGGTCGACGTTTGTTCCAATGCAAGCCGGACGAACTCAAGAACGTGCAAGGGGGGTGCGCAATCATCAAATCCCACCCGGCATAGATGATTTCCATAACGTCGCCTTGCCAATGTGGGCCGGGGCTTCGTGTGGGTATCAGGTCGCAACTCATTGCAAAATGACCACGGGCGATAAAGGCGTCGCGCACGGCCCCGGATTCTTCACAGGCGACAAGGACTTTTAATTTATTCATGGTTTGCGAAGTATGACGCGGCGTTGACGGTTCCGTCAATTCCATTTTTTGCAAGCTCGACGCGGACACGTTCGGCAAGTTCCCCGGCGTCCTTTGCGTTGAGGGTTTGCGCGTTGGCGACGTCAATGCCGAAGCGGTGATAAAACCGGCGGTAGCTTTCAGACTCCCCGCGGCCTTGGGCACTCTCAAGGCCCGCCCACCAGGCAATGACATTCCGCAAATTGTTTTGCGATTCCCGGCGTTCCCAATGGCGTCGCTTGACCGCCCCCACCACTTCCGGCGCCGCACCGTATGGAATGACCGGGTCGCCATCAATGCGGGCAATCTCCCCGCGCAAGGCGGCCAGGGTTTCGGCGTCCAGTTCCAGCAAGTCACCGTCGACAAACTCCGGGGCGCTCCGGGATGGCGGCGGCGGGTAGTGGCCGCAATATGGGCAGCATTTGTAAATCCGTTCATAGGGCTGGATGCACTCAGGATTGACGCACACACGCATGGGGATGGCGTCAGACTTGCCGCCGCTTTTGCGGTCCCGACGGTTCAATGACCATTCGCGCTTTGCGTCCGGGAGCCCGTGGCGTAGCACGTTGTTGACGTGGTCAATGATGTAGGCGACCGGCTTTTCGCTGGCGGCAATGGCGGCCTTACGTTGGGCGTCCGTCAAGTGGGCATGCACGGCCGCGGCTTCTTTGGAAAGCATCAAGCGCAAGGCCCGGCCAAATTGCTGGCAGAACAGGGCGAACGATTCCGTCGGCCTGGCGAAGCTCACGACCTCAATTGCCGGAAGGTCGAAGCCTTCCCCGAACAAATCCACATTGACAAGCTGCAGGACTTCCCGCGCCTTGAAGCGCCGGAGAATTTGGGAGCGTAGGGCGTCCGGGGTTTTGGCGCTCACCACTTCCGCGGGCACACCGGCCGCACGGAACGCCGCCGCAATTTCGGTCGCGGCTTCCACATCGACGGCAAAGGTCACGCCCAATTTACCCGGCGTCAGCTTGAGATAGTGCGCCACCACGTCCCCGGTAATGTGGGATTTATGGACGGCCTTGCGGAGTTGGTCCGCGTTGAAGTCCCCGGTCGCCTGGCTCAAGGCAACTTGGGTAAGGTCAAGGTCGGACGGCGGCGCAAAAATGCGGTAATCCGTCAAATAGCCCATGTCGATAATGTCCCGCATGGATGGCGCCAGCACCATTGCGTCGACCAGGCCGTCCGCGTGCCGCCCCAGGCCCTTGCCGTCCGCCCGGAGTGGCGTCGCCGTTGGGAGCAACGACCGGGCATTGGGGAACATTTCGGCGGCAATGCCCCATTTGTTTGTTTTTAAGACGTGGTGCGCTTCGTCTTGCACCACTAGGCGCACTTGCTTAAACCACGGGTCGGAAGCGTCCATGCGTATGACGGTATCAACGCCGCCGACGCCGGTCTTCGCGTTCGGGTCAAAAAAGCTGTAACCCAATTCCGCAACCTGCAGCGCACTTATGACCCGTATCAGGTTCGACCCCTTCTTTGCTCCGGCGATGCGATGGCGCACGCCGTTACGGGCCAGCGCGATGGAAATTTGGCTTACCAGTTCTTGTCGGTGCGCGATGGCGATAGATGCGCCGGGTTCGTCATAAAGTACCTTTGACAGAATCACGGTTTTACCGGACCCCGTGGCGGCCACAGGCATGACGTTAAGCGCCCCGCCGTGCCAGGCTTCGTACACGCGGCGCTCAAGTTCGGCTTGAAATGGGCGAAGTTCGACCGGCATCAGAACGCCCCCATTCGGTTATTCGCTTGCGCCGCGTGCGTGCTGTCCAATTCAAAGCCCATGAAATTGAACCCTTCCAGTTTTGCAGCAACACCGAAAGAACCGGACCCCGCGAACAGGTCCAGCAACATGCCCCCCGGCGGACAAATAAGGCGTGCCAGGTAGCGGCCCAAGGCGATAGGCTTAACGGTCGGGTGGGTGTTGTCGGCGCCCTTTTCTCGCTTGCTGGCCTTTGCACAATAGTGGAACAAGGCGGCTTCCAAATCGTCTTGGGTGAAAGCGCATTGCTGATAAAACCGGGCGGCGCTTCCGGCGTCCCCGCGGGGCTCCGCGCTGGCGACACGCTCCCGGAAGTTGCCCACCTGGCCGTCGCTGGCCGGGCTTCCTTCGGTGCCCCTTACTGGCGCCTTTGCGCCGGTTGCTTGCGGGAACATTGCCAGCACTTCCGGCGACCCGTCATGAATGAAATTTGCAGGCCAACGCCCTTCCTCACCCAGCACGCGGGCGGCCGGATTTGGGCGGCTTGTATTCATGCCCCAGCCGTCGGCGCCGTCGTGCTGGCTCACGGCCATGGTGCGAAGCTGGGAAGCGTCCGCCGCTGGGTCAATGGCAACCCTGCAGCCGTCAATATTGAGCCCGCCCACGCCATGCGCCAGCACATTGGCGGCCACAGTGCCCAGCGCCAGCGGCTTGCGTGCGACGCAAATCGGTTCATGTGCTGGCTTTAATGCCGTGCCCCAGCCGTCCCAAATTTTCGCGGCCAGGGTAGCCGGTGCGGTAATGTCGAAACTCTCCCCGAAGCCGTACCCTTCGTCGCGTCCGGTTGCCGCCCGGTATTGCTGGCCCACCACTTGACGGTCAACGCCCGCCAGCTTGTCCAGCGCCTTGGAAATGTCCAAAGACTTGGGGAACCCGGAGCCGTAGACCCACATGATGGAATCCCGAATTTCCGCCCCGGCGTCTTCGATGGCGCACGTCATCCGGTGATAAGTGCGCGACCCGGAGAATGCCAGAATGTGGCCGCCGGGCTTCAAGACCCGCAAGGCTTCGCGCCACATGGCGACGTCGTAAGCAATGCCGGAACGGTCCCAAGCGTGGCCCATAAACCCTAGTTCGTAAGGGGGGTCGGTAAGGATGGCGTCGACGCTGTTGTCTGGAAGCATAGCCAGCCCGTGGCGGCAATCTAAGTTCAAAATCATTTTTATCTAACCCGTGTTGACGTGTTCGTCATTATCGGCAACAATAGCCGGGCGGTCAATCCCCGTACTCAACTTTTAGGAGAATTTGAACATGTCCATGCAGATCAACGTCGACCCCGCCGGGCTGACTCAGGAACAACGCGAAGCCGTCGCGGGCTTCATTCTGGCTTACCCTTCCAAGGCGTGCGGCGGCACTTGCCACA